CCCCATTCGGGGTCCGGTATGTTCATTGAATATACGCCCGATATGCGTCTGCATAATATGCAGACCACTCGAGCTGCCCATCACGCGGACAATGTCCGTCGGAGTTTGGGCGGCCGAGGCTCAATCCCCTCCTCAGATGTTATCTGAGAAAAGAGGAGAGTCTTGTTAGGGATCGCAATTCTCAATGAGAAACCGCAATCCCTGCTCTCAAGATTCAAATTCTCCACATGCGCTGGGTCGTCTTCGATGAAGACGTTCAGGTCGTCCCGCAAGTAGTATACCTCTTCGAGGTAACTTCTGCCGTCGTAGGTAAGGACCTCCTTCCACTCATCGAGTGTTACGGAGTCCATATCGGCGATGTGATCATGTAGAAGGTCTTCGACCTGCTGCAGTCGCTTCCTCCACGTTGTGGTCGTAAAGCGTGATCGCTTGTCCATTCTTCTCTTCCAATAAGGAAGAAGACATGGGGTCCGGAGAGTCCGGAAAATCGGCAAATATCCTTTCGATATTGCTGATTTGTGCTTGTCGACATGTCGCATTTTTGCGATAGCTTCCTCGCGGAGCCCTTCAGACAGAAGGATGTCGTTCAAACTCATAGTTGGCAGGAACTCCGCTAGCAATTCTGCTATGGGACCTGCATGATCGTTATCAACGATCTCGGCTCCTCTGTCGTGCGTTGCACGTCTTGTGAGCCTCGATAAGATTTGCTTGAGCCTATCGGCTTCCAGGATTTTGTGATCTTGGACAAGTCGCATGACTTTCAAGCATCCCTTCTTCACAGTTTCCGATACAAGGTCGAATGACTCCTGTTCGGTCTCTGCAAGTTCCCACCCTCCAATCCATCTCGGCATACCCAACGGGTCGTTGCCCTCGATGTGATCTTGGAAGTTATGACGGAATATCTTTCGCAATGCGACGGAGTTCCATCCTGCCCAGCTGACCTCAGTTGAGAATTGTTGGGCCTTCCCGTAAATCGGGTTCGTGTCGTCGTCCCCTTGTGTTGATTTCACTTCGGGCGACAGCAGCCTCGACTTGACGATGTCAATGTGGTTGGCTGAGGTGTGGCCTCCTACAGACTTTAAGTCTATGGGGGTCTCACAGAAAGGTGCGCGGATATTAAATATCCCCCACTTTTCTTCAGAACGCTTCACCTTGTATAGGTCAGCGGTTTCTCCAAGCTTTTCAAGCTCTTGATAAGAGTTCGAAAGTTTTACGACGTCATCCCCGGCACATTGCCAAGGGTGTGACTGTAATTTCTTGAAGGAAAGAGCCGATGTTCGGCCCGACCCTCCGATGTCGAAACACTTCGAAAGAGTGTGGAGCATTATCTTCGTGCCTGGTAAACCCATTGGGTTACCATTGGCGGTCACATATGTATCACCCTCAAACTCGATAGAGAAAGGGGAACATAGTAACTCAGGAGCATTTCGGAAATAATCCGTGAGCTCCTCTCCGCGCGAAAATCCTTCATTGAAGGATTTCGCATGTTCGCGGACAACCTGCCACTGAAAGTGGTTGGTCGAGTCTTCGAGGTCTCCTGAAAGGATGAATTCGAAGTCGATATTCTTTACTCTTTTAGAGTATTCGAATGCCTGATAGGCTGCTGTGAGTCCTGCCCGAAGGGTAGGGTCGCAGCTCAGCACGGCGTTCATAACATGAGCGTACGGCTGAAGGTAGGTCGTCAGTGCGCATAGCGTGACCTGAACGACCCTCACCTTTCCGCCAGGTTCCCCTATGGGGGACATCTTGGCTGGAATTGGTTTTCCCGATGGCTTGCCATCCGGCTGAATATAGCCGGCGAGTAACAACTCGCGGTACGACCAGTAGTGGAGCATAATTCCCAGTCTCGTGGGATTGCAACCACTCAATTCCGGGTGATACCATCCCGAGTTTGGGATTTCTTCACCGAAAGGAATGTCGGGAGCGTCATCGACGCCCGAGATCCTCGCCTTCCAGCGTTGCTGGCCTGCGATCTCATCTATGATGATTCCGCAGGGGAGTACGTAGTACTCTCCATCGGAGATTTCCATTAGAAATTTTCTATGGAATTCTCTGAGCAGATAAGAGGTTTTACCCCCATCTGTCACCTTCATTTCGATACATGCAGTATTCGACATGGAGGTATGGAAATTCATTCCATTGAGGGAGAAGTCGCAACAATTGCGAATCTCCTCCCCGCAGATTCTGGAGATGCGACGGATTTCATCCAATTCGCTCTCCGCCACTGGATCCGGTCTTCGACAGGATATCTCCAGTGTCTTCTCCAGCGCCGCACGCATCGCGTTACGGTCGCCAGACGGAGTGCCTCTTGATCCAGATAGCATGGTCAATGACCTGATCTCATCGAGATCGAGCTCTCTTGGATCTTTGACGAGCCACGTGTTGGCAGGTAAATCGGGAAAAGGATTCGGGGAAGTCTTTGAGACATTTCCTCCGAAGTGGTCTCTCAACCACAGGCCGAAGGCCTTCCAAATCCTGATTCCTTCCTGGCAAGTTTGCGACTTTGTTACAGACTCAGTCAGCCTTCTCCAGACCTCCCAGGCGAAATCTTCGCACTGGGGAGAGTATGCCAAACTGGCATATATCTGACCCATTATAGGTCTGATGAGCCGCCGCTGAAGGTTGATAACTCTCAGCGGCTGGTTGATGAGTGTGCTCCACACTCTTCTGTTACGACGGTCCTTTGTGACCGCGCAGCAGACCTGAAAGGCCCGGACTTTATCCGGACCTGACAGCCTTGGGAATTTGGATCCAGGGCCAATTTGGCTCCGCTCCTTGACAAACGCACAGCCTATTTTGTGCCGATCGAGGCTTCGCCTCAGCCGGAATAGGTCTGTTTGTCTCATCATCCCAGTGATGGTTTGATCTCCAGCTAACTCCGCGTCAACGTTTCTGGTCTGTGACCAAAATGAGATAGCGGGAAGCATGGTGATCTGAAGAACCGGATATCAC